GCTGTACTATCAGTACAACCGTAAGTAAAAGGTATGCAAGAACCATTGTCTACATTTGCTAGTTGATTGTAGTTAAAGGCAGTTGCATCCATACAACCATAAACAACATCAATACAAGATCCATCGTCAACATTGGCTTGTGGTTTGTAATTAAAAGCAAGTGGATCAGTACACCCGAATATCATAGGAACACAACTGTTGTCATCTACATTTGCTAAAGGGTTATAGTTAAACGCTGTTATGTTAGTACAACCATATATAACCTGTATACAAGTATCTGGCGTGTTAGCTAGTGGATTATAGTTAAAAGCAACCGGCTGCATACAACCTATAACAACTGGTAAGCAACCTCCATTATCTACATTAGCGTTTATGTCATAGTTAAAAGCAGTAGCATCTGTACAGCCAAAAACCGTTAAAGTATTACAACTGTCTTGCACATTAATATCAGTGTAGTAATTATTAGTTGTATCTACGTGGTATTCTAAATATGCTGGAGATATACAACCTGGATAGTAATAACAACTCTGAGCAGTGTTTGCTGCGTCTACATAGTTAAATGCTAGCGTGTCCATACAACCATATACTATATCTTCACATATATTACCACAATAAGTAAAACCTTCGTAGCATACAAATGGCTGTATAAAAGGTGGTTGAACACTTATAGCTGTATCACCATCAGGTGCGATTAACGTAAAGCCACATTCTACAGCTGTAAATTGTGCTTGTTGACTAATAAAAAGTTTAGCACTAACAGGAGCTGGTGCAT